GAACCAATCATGTCTGCTGCTTCAACATCTCCATTACCTAGCAAGGTACGAACATTAGTTCCATACGCTGCTTCAATAAGGGCAGTTTTTCCGCAACCGGGTGCGCCATAAAGTAGAGGATACATAGCAGAGCCTTTACCTGTTGAATTAGAAATCGCAGTTGCGCTTCTTGCTTTGCGCAAAGTTTCTACATCCTTATGCTCTCCCCATAAACGAGAGAAGTATGGTGTGCCATTTGGTCGAAGGTACTGCTCTTCTCCTTCGAGATTTTCCACAATGCCACCTGCCATAGCCATCTTAGATTTGCGTGGGGCTCTGTCTGCGCCAAGTGCGCGTTCAACATAGCGACCTTGTGGAAGAACACTTCCATTAAGGATTAGCCCTGCGTTTTCATTGACTCCCTGTGAGGCAACATCCACAATGGTATCCCATAGTGTTGGTGTTAGATTTGGTGTAAGTGCGTCGAAACGCGTTTTAAGATTTTCCATTTTCTTATCCCCCCTTACGCAGCCACTAATTCAGGAAAGCCTAAGGCTTTACGAGAAATATGAACGCGATAGATTATTTTGTTTGGTGTCTTGCCTTTGATTAAATCATCTGCGTCGTGGCGTGATACCTCAACGAGAATTGGTTTCTGCTCAATAGTCCAACCTTGACTCATAATTTGGTCAAAGAAATGGATAGCATGTCGCATGCGCTTCTCTGCGAATTCGTCCTTCTCTAAATCATTTAGAGTTATTTTTTCTGAAATGATTTCGTTAAGGTCTAGCCCACGAAGAGTTGAATTCTTCCATTGTTTTTTAGGTGTTTCTTTAGTAACAATTCTACGAAGTAGAGTCATTGGAACTAAATTGCCTTCTGTGGTGTATGCGTCAGGTGTAACAATTAACTGCATTGTTTGACCTGCTCGACGAAACTCAGCATAAACTGCTATGCCTTGAACTTTCTTTTCTTTGTCTAACATTGGGTGTTTCTCCTTGTCATTGTGTCTTGGGTTCTTGCTGGGCTGATCTTAACACGATAGAGTGGCTAGTGTCAAATCCATCTAGCCAACTCAATCGTGCGTGTCTTAAACTTTCTGTTTCGCTGATACGAAATCTGCGAAGGTGTCTGTGTGAATTACTGTGTTAGGAAAATCTGTGAGGCGTTCAGAAATAATCTTCTCGCTCCACTCGACTACCTTAATTGTCTTATAGTCAGGGTAAGCGTAAGTATTTACTGAGATACCCCAGCCTGTTAGTGATTTCCAATCATCTGAAATCAAGTGTGAGATAACTATACGAGTCGCATAGTCTGAGTCACTCCAACGAGGCTCTGCCTTTTCTAGTGCCTGTGCTAATAGGAAGTCCATGTCTGAACCTGCCCAATGTGAATAAAGATAAATTACTGGACTTTCAGCATCTGCCTTAAATCCAACTACTGCTCTATCTCCCATTTTGTTTCCCCTTTCGTTTGGTGTTGGTCTGAGTTTAACACTTTTTTACAGATTGTCAAATCCTCTTATAGAGGGTCGTTTATCTGTTTGTCCATAACTTCTAGAATACGAGAGTAGTTAGTGTCAATGGCAACATCAACAATGCTGGCGTCCTCGTTAATTTCCTCTAGGTGGTCACGAACTACTTTGCTAGTAGAGAGGTCGTAGTCGTAATCACTTTGATTAGTGTCAGCGACTAAATCACTACCTCGATAATAAACAGTAACAAGAAACGATTTTGATTTCATTTCCATTTGCTTCCCCTTTCTTAGGTGTTGGTTCAAGTATAAAGGTTTTTTAGGGATTGTCAAATCCATCTGTTTTTACTTTTTGCTAAGGACTTTTATTTGAGTTGAACTACATCACGCTTGGCGAATAGTTCAATGACTTTTTCTCTAGGGCAATCGCTATACCAATCGTCAGGGTCTTCAGAGTTGGCGCAATTACAACTATCAACATTGTCCCTCTCCACATAATCTGCGTGGCTATCAGGTGAGTCATACTCTTCGAGAACAGATGAGCCAGTTGAGTCCCAGTAGATTTTTCCACCCCAACCCTGCTCTTCTTCGTAATCTAAAGTTATCTCTAGTTCAGGGTGCTGAAGTGAGAGTGCTTCGATAACTGGAAGTGGTGGTGACCACGCAGTTTGGAAATGGTATGAAATGTTTGTAGGGCTTGCTTCAGAAATGTTTGTGTCAGCGTATTCTTGTTTGTCAGAAACTGCGACATCCCACTTTGTTCCCCACGCACGATTATTAAAGTTGTACCAGTTGAACTCGCCTTGCCCTTGCTTCTCGCCATCTATGTAACCATGTACGCCTTCGTATTCGTCCATCTTGTCTTCAGGTGGTCGAACTATGTTGAAGAAAGAAAATACAGGATTACTGTAAATAACTTCTTCTTCCCCTGAGGTGTTTCTAGTGTATGGCGCATTGAGTTGCGCTTTTACTTTTTGTATAGCCTCTTCGCTTCCTTCAATGTGAAGGTCGTTAAAAACCCAGTTTGGCATTTGTTATCACTCTCCTGTCTTGAGTAGTAGGTCGTCAAGAACTGACCCAAACTTCGAGTCATTTTTTTCTGTAGCCTCTGCCATTTTTAAGGCTTCGATACAGATCTTTAACTGATGGCTTGTAACTGTAATCATTTATTTCCCCTTTTTTAGTTTGTTAGTTCCAAGTATAAAACTTTATTTTGTTTCTGTCAAATCAAACTTTAATGCCCATTTGTCTAGACATTTTTTCTGTGACAACCCCACCTAAACTTAGGTAAAGTTTTTTGGCGCTGGTGTGGGCGTTCCTATCTATATCTGCTTTACAATCTTGATACATCAAAGACCAATACTCCATACGATACTTCGCCTCTCCTTTGAGAAGTTCAACCTCGTTTTCAGTAAGTTCAACTTTTACTCTAAATCCTTTTCCACTTTTTATTTGTGGAGCATCATAGAGTTTGTTGATTAGGTCAATCCAACTAGCGTCCTCTGTTCCTTGTTCAGCACTAGCAAACCAATCTTCCGAGGCTGGCTGCCAATCCCCAAGAAAAGTTCCTGCGATTATTGTTGTAATCATGAAAATTACTCCCAACCTTGTGAAACTTTGTGCCAAGGCTTATAGTTAATCATTGTGCTTAAATCAGAATAAATATCTTTCCAGAGTTCTTTGGCTGATGGTATGTCGCACATTGAAAGCCCACTTCTAGCACCATCAAAATCCTCGAGTTGATAGCCCTTTGGTACTGAGAGGCTGTACTCATAATAATAGTTTTTGCTTACTTCAATCTTAATGTCGTGTTGTTCGGCTAATGCCAAGCACTTTGCTTTTGTAGTCATTATGCCACCGAAATTTCGACTGAAGGGCTTACAGATTCTTGCGCCCAAATTGTGTTGATCTCTGATGTATAGCCGAATCGCTCGTATTTCTTACAGAACTCTGTTGCGACTTCAAGACTTACAAAATTGTAACTGTTGTGTAATGACATCCAATTTAAGAACTTAACGTTATATCCAATTGCTACCATTTGTTTTCCCCCTTTTGTTGTTGTTAGCGAATTATCGCATTTTATTTTGCTACTGTCAAGTCAGTACGAAACTCGGGAAGTGTGTAGTCAGGAAGACCGAACATAAATCCCCCACCATTACCTTCTTCATCTTGAGAGAGTACGAGTTCAACATGTTTTCCATTGGCAAGTCGTGCTAAGAACATTGGAAATCCATCAGAGTCAGTTCCTTTGAATCTTAAAATTGTTGCGCCTTCGAGTTGTTTGTAGTAGCCCGTGTTCCAGCGTTCCTGTGTTGTATCCGTCATTTTTACTTTTTCCTATTCCCCTAGTAGTTTTTGCTTTTAGTGAAGATACATAGGTAGAGCCTTACGCCAGTTGCTACTTCTATTCGCATGGCTGACCTGAGGGATTTGAATTACCCTATGTACCTTCAACAACCAAGTATCCCAGTTTATTCCTTTACTGTCAAGTTACGAGCAACTTCAATTCTTTCTGAGTCGCTGGCTTCATCAACCGCGTTCCAATCCTCTTCCGTCCAAGTCGAAGTATCAACAACAAGCAGGTCTACTCCGTTTCCGTAAGACCCGTCAACTGCGAAGTATGTATGTGACATTTTTACTTTTTCCTATTCCTGTTCATCTAGGGCACGGCGCTTCTTCTCAGAGCGAGTGCGGTTTCGCTTTGTCCTCTTGTCCGCGAAGACCTTCGGGCTTTGGTTCAGCACAAAGCGTCCCTTCATACGAAGGAGTCCGTTGAGTGCGTCTTTCTTGTTCATGGGTACAGACTAGCACTAAGGCATGCCGTCAGTCAAGTTGAGTCGAGGTGGCTCAAGCATGCCGTTTCGTTGATGTCGTTCAGCTGAGCTGCTAGCTATCAGTGACTACAAACAACTCACCGTTGTTCGGCGCATCCAGGTATCCAGGCCGTTTTTACTTTTTGCTAAATGCACCCGTTCTCTGCAGAACTACAAACAACTCCGCTTGCCCGTCCCAGGTTATAGGGCGACTCCAGTTTTCGGGCAACAAAAAAGCGTGCCCGTTATGGACACGCCGTCTTGCCGTACTCCGTCTACTAGTATCTCAGAACGAAACTAGTGTACGAATCTTTTACTTACTCAATCCTCTATATACTCTACTGAGATATTGCCTAACACTTCATCGTACTTAACCATAGTGTCTATATCTTCAGCAAAGCGAGCCATTAGATAATCCACTTTATCTTCAGTGCTCATATCTTTAGGTCCGTACATTTCAAACCCTACATCATTAGACATAGCATCATCTATATCTATGGTCTGTTCAAGACTGATTCTAACTTTCATAGTACTAACTCCTGTCCTCTTCCAAGACCAAGGCCCACGCCGTAGTCCCCAAAACATTCTTGACACATGTAAGCCCATGGACCTCTAGATGTCATTGCGTCGTACTTAGCAGTTTGTCCCGTGCAGATGTCGCACTGAGGTAATGCTGCTACTTGAGTAGTTGTACTCATTTATATCCCCTTTGCTTGAGTGTTGCCCAAGTATATAACCGGGAAGTCTACGGTGTCAAATCGATAGGAGTGGGAGCAGTAATGAGGCATCCGCATGACGAACACTCAGCGTCATCTAGTAGGTATCCAGAAATTTCATAATTATCTAATTCGAACTGAACTGTAATTCTTAAGAGCATGCATCCGCAGTTTGGGCAGACCGGCGATGGGACTCCTCTTGCGTCAATAGAGAACTTCTTCTTCACCGTCACCAGTCCTCTTCAATCCCTGAAGTTGTTCTTTGATGCGCTTCTTGTCCATTCGTTTCTTACACCGTCTACAGTGGAAGTAAGCAGGGTAACGATATCCGTCATCGTACTCCTCTTCCTCTTCGTACTCTTCAGCATCCGCTAATGCTTGTCGGGCTTTCCTGGCTTTAACTACACGGCTGAGTACATACAACTCCACTAGCATGCCCACTACTTTAGGGCACCGTTGGCTTACTGTCAAGGAAGACACACCGTTATATATCGTGCGCTTCTAGCAGGCCGTTTTTACTTTTTGCATCACCGTTGCATATATGCAGGCGGCGCAGCTACCAGGCCGCTTTCCAAAGTTGTTGAGTTGTCCGTAGTTCACTTTGCGGCACTTGCCGCAAAGCGCAGTCTAGCATGCCGTTAAAATTTTTTGTTGCAGGCGGAGGTGGGGGCGGTGGAGGAGGAGGTTAGCTTGCCGTCTTCTGGAACTACAAACAACTCCGTTAATCCAGGCCGCAGCTGCGATCCGTTTTTACTTTTTGCTAAATCAGCTGCGGCAGCTACCGTTTTAAAATAAGTTGTTTGGAACTGATACCTGGCGATCCGTTGGTCCCGTTGTTCCCTGGATGCCTTGAGTTCCTTGGATACCTGGTATCAGCTTCGGGAAGTTGTTTGGATGTGGGCGGGCCGCTTAGCTCTGGGCACGCCGTTAATTTTAAAAGGAGCTAGATGACGGCAGGTACGACTAGGAGAGAAAGTGGCGGTTCCGACCTAGAACTCCGTGATGACCGTCCTTCATAGATCACAAGGGAAAATCATTAACCCAGAAACCTCTATGTTGACCGTCATCTAGCAAGAATCGCAGAGTACATCCGTCAGGCCGTTGATGCAAATCAGGCGTCCATTAGGCAGGCCGTTGTGTATAGGGTTAATTCTAAGGTTGTACGAACTGTATTAGATTATGAACAATCGAAGCAATGCGTGCGGTCAACTACAAACAACTCAGGGACATCAGCTAGCTCAGCTGTGATCCGTCTTCGTTGCGCAGTTGGGACAGTTCTTTTTGTCAGCCCCGTAAGTCTCGCCGCACCAAAAACAATCCGTTAACTCTTTTTCCATCTCGGGCTTCCTTCCACGCCGTCAACCCAATCGGTTGGGTCAATCTCTTGGTCGCACTTGCCGTTTGATTTGGGCATCCGTTTTTACTTTTTGCTAATCTATCTCTGAAGACCTAATGACTACCAACAACTCAGCGGCTTCGTTAGCTCTGGCCGTTGCTCGTATATGTTCTTCACGTCCCTTACTCAAGCCGATGTCTTCAGCAAGCCGTTCAGCCAAGCGAGCCGCCATCTCTTCTAGGTACTTCTTCGTAATCATGCCGTCTCCTCTGTAGTTGTAGTTGAATCTTCAATCACTGGTTCAGCGTCGACAACTAAGGCATCTGGCAACCTGGCCGCTGCATGAATCGCTCCTAGGGCAAGCCGTTGTAGTCTTTCGTTAACAATGTCAGCGGCTGAGCGAACTTGGACATCAACACCGATGTCCATCTCCACGCCGCCTCGTACACCAGCACGGTCAAGGATTTCGGTAGCGGCTTTGAGGCGGGCGGGTTCACTCTGGCCGTTTTCCATAATGTCTTCCAAAACATCAACCGCGTATGGGGCGGACTGAACTAGCTTGGCACGGGCACGCTCAATGTCAGCTCCAGGCCGTCGAGTTGTTCGTAGATGGACGCGGCATAACCCGTCATCCTTCACCCGTCCCGATGTCCAGAGCATGCAGCGAATACCATCCGTCTTGACAATTCGACAACGGTGCGGTAGACTAGCGGGGGCACGCCGTGGACTCTTCGGGCCGCCGTTACGCTGTTCCTCAAGCCACGCCTTAGTCGCGCCGATAACCCAAGGTGGAGTTACCCGTACCGCTGAATCTTCAAGCATCAGGTCTAGGCCCGTTAAGTAATCTGAGTTGTTGCTAGTTGGGTCCAGGAGAAGCGGGCGCTTTTCCGCCAACGACATTACTCGCCGTTCTTTCATCGCTTCTTCTGACCGTGCCACTATCAAGCCCGTTGGCGCACCCATCTGGTCATAGACGGGGTCCCAATTTAAATGTGCTCTTCTGAGAGCGGCGCGGTTTTCGTAGGTATCTTCACAGACGCCGCGCTCATGCTCAATCATTCCGAGGTCGGAAAGGTCTGGCCGCAAGTCATAGGGGATGGAAATGTCAGGGAGGGAAAGACTTGGGTCTTCCTCTTCCTTGCCACCGTATGGAATCGTTTCAGACATTTTTACTTTTTGCTACCCTTCGAATGGTAAGCCCCGCCCCAGAGATATATTTTGGATATGTTTTACCTGGGACGGGGACTTACCAAAGTTGTTGTTACTTGGTCTTCTTTTTCGCAGCTGGCTTCTTTGTAGCCGTATTGACTTTCTTTGTCACTTGTGCTACAGCAACCTCAGCAACTAGGCCGAAGGCTGGATCTGACTTCTTGGCGTAGCGAATTACTACTGGAACAAGAGATGCCCAGAGTGCGTTGGCTACTAGAAGGTATTCGCTCTGGCCGAATTCTGCGAGGCTAACACCCGTTGCCTGCGAAACTACAACCGCTGATCCGACTACTTGACCTAGGAGGTTTCGTAGGTAGGATTCAATCATTGCTTTATTCATTGGTCTCCTTGGTAGACTTGGAAGGGATGTCTACTGATACCAAATATAGGGCTATATGATGCCGACGAATTTTTGAATACGGTCTGAATTTCGCGCACCTTTTATAAACAACAAAGTGGCCAGTAACAATGAAACCAGCGTAGAATAAGGGTTTAATCTCTAATCAGAGATACAATAAAATTTTAGAAAAAGTAACAATGAAACTGCTTTTGCAATCCCATAAAACTATGGTAGTTAGAAGTCTTTTGTTTCTTCTTTAGGTCGGAAGTCTTCTTCATCTAGGGGTTTGTACTCCTTGGCATGGGTTGGTGAATCGCCACGAAGAACATCAACGGCTTGTCGAATCCCTAAGGTGTAGAGAGATTTATCGTCTTCACCCATTGTATCTTCCCAGTCTTGAATCTTTTGGACTAGGGTTTTAATAAGGTCTTCATTTTTCTCACTGGTGGCAGTGTCTATAAATCTTATTAAAGAAGGAACTACTTCAGGTTTAATAGAGCCATCTTTCATTAAGGCTTCAAGGTGTGCGACTATTGTATAGCGAGCATCTTTATTCATTAGACTTCTCCAAAGCAATCGTTACATAGAAGGGCATCAAGTCCTACCGAGTGTGGTGTTTTATGTCCCTCTTTTGTCATACATACAGGGAAGACAATTGCCTCCTGACCACATCTCTCACAAGTAAGTGGGTCTGCAATCCATTCAAAGGTTCCACCCATCTCAATACATCTTGCAATACCTAGCATCAAGGCATGCTCCATTCTATGACCAGAAGTTTTTCTTTTAAATGGTCGAAGGTTGTTAGTTGTAAGAACTGGATGCATCCGCTTACAGTCACAGGACATAGCCGAAGGACGACAAATGACAAGCCCATTAATTGCCCTATTGTGAGTTGTCATCGTATGTCCACAAACGCAAACTCGATTATCCTTTTTTCGAGTTGTCTTTAATATCTCTGACATCTTTTGAATCTCTTCCAACGAAATCCCAGTCTTAGCCAAAGCATCTAAAGATGTCTGATTTGCTGAATCAAAACCTTCACTCATCGCCGTAATCCTTTCTTAACTTGTTTATAATAGAATTAAAATCTTCCTCGGTTTGGATCTTGTCTTGAAGTGTCATCATGAACTCTTCTAACATCCGTTGTTTGAATCTGCGTTCTTTCCATCTCAGGAAACTAAAAGCAGAGAACGAGCCACTAAAGGCAATTAGATAAACAAAGATCGCAGTAACAGGAAGCATCCACATCTCAACGGTCATTGAACTCTGCCTCTACAATAATCCCTCTCTCCATAAAGTGAGCAATCACAGCGCTGGCATCTGCCAAAGCAATCTCTGTCCATCTTTCAAAATCTTCTCCTGTAGGAAGTCGACCAGGAAACCATCGCTGCATTAGTGCCGTTGCAGCTTCTTGAATCAAAGAAATAACTAAGTCACTTGGAATCTCTGGTAAAGAAATTTCCGTTCTAACAACTTCTAACTCTGGTTTATCTGTCATATTAAAATCCTTTTTCTCGTCAACAATTAAAAAGTTTAGCACACCCTCAGAAGTATTATTTAATTTTTAATTACATACAAACAGTCAATTCTTAATTACAATAGTTTAGACTATTTTTCCCTTACGCGTAATAGGATTTCATGCTGACTGTCTCTTTTTATACTATCACTTACTGTAATTAGTAATTAAAATATATTGATACGGTCACCAAAAAGTCCATGAACAATCAACAAAACCTTTCCGTAACCTTCCACATTTGACTTCCTAGACCGATGCTATATACAGCAACTAGAGTCCTAAAAAAGCCCCTAACACTACACTACTTTCACACAACTATTCAAGTAAATCCCTACCCTAATTTTAACAAATCTAAGCCATTTTTTCTGTAAAATTGTCGACAATTTTCCCTCCCCCTCCCCCCCTAATCTCTCTCACGCTCGGCGTGTTGTCGTCCAACTCAATCGCTCTAAACCTATAATTACAGCCATGACATTTAACACAACTCTTACTTGCGATTACGAGAGTTGTCCGACACACCTACGCTCTAAAGTTGAAGAGTCTAGGAATGTCCTTATCCTGTCTTGGAACAAGACCGTTAAGTTCTTCCACTCCACAGACTGCCTAGCGTTCTACGCAGCCAGTTTCCCAGCAGGTTATGTCACAACAGGGGAGGATGCAGATGTCCACTGAGAACAGCAACATAACCTCTACTAATACCATCTTTCTTTTCTGTAAGGCGCCAGATGGCGAAGGCATCACTATTGGAGATGTAAGGGATTGGCTTGAAAGAGTTGACCTTCTCAAACTCCCAGACTCCACAGAATTAGAAGGCGCCCTCTATCTCAATCTTGATTACCCAGACGCAGCCTTTTCTAGAATCAGTTGCGGGGAGTGCCTACCTCAATGTGAACATGAAGACCTGCTAGTAGAGATCCCCCACAATCCATACAATATGATTACCGAACTATAGAGAGGATAAAAATGGCAGACAAAGGAACAGTAGCCCGAATCATCGAGGTTGCTAAAGCAGAAGTTGGGACTATTGAAGGTCCAAAAGATAATGAAACAAAGTATGGCAAGTGGACAGGTGCAAACTTTCTCCCATGGTGTCAGTCATTTGTTTCTTGGTCAGCATTTACATCAGGGTTAGACCCGAAGAAGTATCCAAAGTCTGCATCAACAATTGCAGCATCTGATTGGTTTAAGAAAAACAAAAGATGGGCAGATGCCCGCAATGATGATCCCAGCGCAGGAGATTGGATTTTCTTTGATTTCCCAGATGATGGCGTCAATAGAATTTCCCATGTTGGTATCTGTATCAAGAACAATGGAAACGGAACCATCCAAGTTATTGAAGGAAATACATCTGGCACTGCAAAGGGAGATCAGCGCAATGGCGGAATGTGCGTAGAGAAAACTCGCGCATATGTAAAAGATAATAAGTTAAAACTTGTTAACGCAGTAGTTGGCTGGGGTCGCCCAGTTTATGTTGGAGAAGAAGACCTTCCACTACTTTCAAAGGTTAGTTCATCTGATGCACCAGCTGCAAAAGCTGCAGCACCTAAGAAAGCAACAACAACTACAACTACAAAAGTTTCAACAGCCGTAGCACCGACTACCACAAAGACAGCCCCTAAGGCTTTCACACCGTTGAAGAAAGGTTCTAAGGGCGCTGATGTTAAGAAACTACAGACTGCTCTTAAACTAGAAGCAGATGGTGTTTATGGAGATACCACTCTAAAAGCAGTTATTGCTTTCCAGAAGGCTCATCCAAAGTTAGGCGCTGCTGATGGAGTTATTGGCCCAAAGACTTGGGCTGTAATTACTAAAGCTAAATAGTTAGCAAATGATTTATATATCAGGGCCAATGACTGGTTACCCTGATTTTAATTATCCTGCTTTTAGAAAAGCTGCAGGACTCTTTCGTACACAAGGTTTAGAAGTTTTTGACCCGTCAGAGTGTTTTGATGGAGATCAAACACTTTCAAAAGAAACCTATATGCGTGAAGATATCACTGCTGTACTCAAAGCAACTTTGGTCGTGACCCTAGATGGTTGGGAAGAATCATCTGGGGCTCGACTAGAGGTTGAGGTTGCAAAGGCAATAGGAGTGCCAGTAAAAAGTTATAATGAGTTTATAATCAAACTAGCGAGGGAGTTGGTTAACAATGAGTGATGCAATGACAAATTGGAGCAATTTCTCAAATCAAAAAGAAGAAATTGAATATGAGATAAGACATAAACTCTCAGAACTAATTACAAAAAATATCGAGACTGCAAGCAGCAGAGGTGTTAATACTCACTTTATTAGTGGTTTAGATTTGGCAAATTCTATTGTTCTAGGATTTGACCCGTATGAAAATAACCACGATACTCAGCCTTCACTGTTTTAAATAGTAGTAAAATTTCTGTCTAGGGTCGAACACCATAGACGAAAAAAGTATTCGTAAATCATTTTTATCATTAAGGGAGAACTCTGTGACCGTCCATTTTTCATTTAAGTTAACTGAAGATTTTGTAGAAGGTTACAGAAATAAGAAAGCACCATTTGGTTATCGTGATGCAGCAGGTAACTCTGTTGGCGAAATTACATTCCTTCGCACATACTCACGCAAGAAGCCAGATGGAACTAAAGAGACATGGGCAGAGGTTTGCGAGCGTGTAACCAACGGTACATACTCACTTCAGAAAGAGTACGCAAAAAGTCAGCGTCTTCCTTGGTCTGATGTTAAGGCTCAAGCATCTGCAAAAGAATTCTTTGACCGTCTCTTTCAATTGAAGTGGACACCGCCAGGACGCGGACTTTGGGTTATGGGCACAGAGATTGTTAATGTTCAAAAAAACTCTGCTGCCTTACAGAACTGCGCATTTGTTTCTACTTCAGAGATGACTAAGAATAATCCAGCTAAACCATTTGCATTCCTTATGGAAGCATCAATGCTTGGTGTTGGTGTTGGCTTTGATCAAGTTGGCGCAGATAAAGATTTTACAATCTATGAACCACAAGGTGAAGATTTTTATTTAATCCCTGATACTCGTGAAGGCTGGCAAGAAGCAACAGTCGCACTTATTAACTCTTTCCTTAAAGACGGACAGAAGTCTTTAACATTTGATTACGCAGACATCCGTCCATACGGAGACCCTATTGCCACTTTTGGTGGAACAGCATCTGGTCCAGCTCCACTTGTAACTCTTCACGAAGTTATTCGTAAAATGTTTACAGGTCGCGCAGGAGAGAAATTAACTCGTACAGACATTGCAGACATTGGAAATCTTATTGGACGTTGCGTTGTTTCAGGTAATGTTCGTCGAAGCGCAGAAATTCTTATTGGCGATATCAATGATGACGAGTTTCTTAACCTCAAGAACGCAGAGCGTTATCCAGAGCGCAACTCATATGATGCAGAGAATCCAGGATGGGCGTGGATGTCTAACAACTCTGTAGCAGTATCTGTTGGTACTAACTTTGATGGAATCATTGATGGCATTGTTCGCAATGGTGAGCCAGGAGTTATCTGGATGGATACATCTCGTCAGTACGGAAGACTCGCAGACCCAATTAATAATAAGGATTGGCGCATCGCAGGTTATAACCCTTGCGCTGAGCAGTCACTAGAGTCTTATGAAATGTGTACTCTTGTTGAAACTTACCTCAACCGTCATGAATCACTAGAGGATTACAAGCGCACCCTTAAGTTTGCCTATCTCTATGCCAAGACTGTAACACTTCTCCCAACTCACTGGGAAGAGACAAATGCAATCATGCAGCGCAACCGACGCATTGGAACATCCATGTCAGGTGTAGCAAACTTTGCAGACATCAATGGTCTTCCAACACTTAAGGTTTGGATGGATGAAGGTTACGCAGTAATTAAGAAGTACGACACCATCTACTCAGAGTGGCTTGGTATTCGTGAATCAATTAAAACTACAACCGTTAAGCCTTCAGGAACCGTTTCAATTCTTGCAGGTGAGTCACCAGGAGTTCATTGGACTCCAGGAGGAAAGTATTTCAACCGAGCAATTCGTTTTGGAAATAACGATCCTATGCTTCCGCTATTTAAGTTGGCTAACTACAGAGTTGAACCAGCTTCTGAATCTCCTGAAACAACTTCTGTTGTTTTCTTCCCAATTAAATCTGACGCAGAGCGAGCAGAAAAAGATGTAACTATCTTTGAAAAGATGTCTCTCGCTGCGATGGCTCAACGTTATTGGTCAGACAACTCTGTATCCGTTACAGTCTCATTTGACCCTGAGAAGGAAGGCGAGCATGTAGGAACCGTTCTACATATGTATGACGGACAGTTGAAGACAGTTTCATTCCTACCTTCAGGAAACTTTACATATCCTCAAATGCCTTACACGCAGATTACTGAAGAAGAGTACGAGCAAGACGGAGTAATGAAGTTATTTCCAATTGACTTTTCTGGCGTCTACGCAGGTCTTGGCATTGATGCGATTGGCGAGGCGTACTGTACGACAGATGCTTGCGAAGTTAAACTGATTAAAGAGAATCAATAATCTATTTGACATAGATTTTTTATCTGACTAACCTAGGAAACAATTAATCTAAACAAGTAAGGACACAATGACAACAGTAAGTACCGCTTTAAAACCTATCGCAGACCAGTGGTCTTGGCAGTTCGAGGGAGCATGTAATGGAACAGATCCAGAGAGTTTCTTCCTTGAACCAAATCAACGAGGCGATAGTAAAAAAGGTAGAGAGAAGCGAGCAATTGCTATCTGCAATACTTGTCCTGTAAAAAAGCAGTGCTTAGATCATGCTCTTAGTGTTCCAGAAGTTTATGGAGTTTGGGGAGGCATGAATGAAGAAAGCAGAGCTCAACTTGCAACTAGCCTAGGCATTTCTTATAACGTGATAAGAATATGATTAATATAGTTAAACTAATAAAAGTAAAAAGTTGTCGCCACAACTCAGAAACAGAAGATGTTTCTTGTCCTTTTACTGGCAACACATATACCTACTGTAAAAAGTGCGAGACTAAACTAAAGGTAGCAAAAACAGCCTAAAACCTCATGCGTCCTTTCATGCTCTAAAATAGAGTGTGGGAGGACGTCTATGTTCAAAAGAGTATTAACAGTTGTTTTGTGCGCTTTCATGCTTACAGGATGTGGCAAGTATGACTTTAAAGAGGTCTACCGTTATCCATGTCAAGACCCTGTAAACTGGGAAACACCAGATTGCCAACCACCCAACTGCGAAGGCTTCGGTGTCTGTACTAAAGATGTAATGAGAGGAACCCCACTCTACGATGAAGAGTCCGAATATGAAGATGCCTCGTCTACAAATAAATAGACGACAACGCTTTACTACAGACGAACTTAATGCTCGTCTTCGTTTCTATGTAGGTCTGATGCTTGCTCTGACCGTCTTCGGTGCGACAATGGCAATTATCTACGCTGTAACATTTGTTACTCAACCGCTAGGCGAAGTTCAGTCTGAGAACGACAAAGCATTTTTTGGGCTTCTCTCAACAACAATTTCATTTCTTGTAGGTGTTATCTCAGGCTTCATGCTTAATGGAACATCCGCAGCAGGCTCAACGAAAGAAGAAGATAAGTGATATTAGAAAGTAGCGCAAAAGACTTTGCAGAAGATGTACTTTTATCTGACATTCCAGTCCTAGTTGATTTCTGGGCTGAGTGGTGCGGCCCCTGCAGAATGATTGCTCCAATTCTTGAGGAACTTTCTGAAGAGTTAAACACTTCACTAAAAATTGTAAAAGTCAATTCTGATAACAATACAAGTCTTGTAGCAGAGTTTGGCATCCGTTCTATTCCTACAATGATTGTTTTTGTTGGAGGCAAGGAAGTTAAAAGAATTACTGGCGCAAAACCTAAACCCGCGCTCCTTAAAGAGTTAGAGGAAGTGTTAGGCTAGTTTTATGGACAACCTCTTTTTACCTTTGTGGTTCTTTATTTCAGGAATGATTGTTATGTATGTCCATATGAGGTATGGAAAGAAGTAATGGCAACTTACGAATATATCTGTACCAATGGACACCCCAATACTCAAGTAAGACCTATGACAGAAGAACAAACAATTTTTGAATGTGAACTTGAATCCTGCGCTTCAGAGTTAAAAAGAGTCTTTGACGCTGCCCCAGTTGTTTTTAAGGGCAGAGGTTTTTATAAAACTGGCGGGTAAAATTAGATTTGAGTTACGTCAAGGAGTTAAAACTCCACACGTGCGGCGTAGTTCAAAACCCTGAGCATGGTCCAAACTGCTCACCAAATTTATACAGTAGAATTAGGTGTGCCTCATGCGAAGCCTTCCTTAGGATGGATTAGTTACCTATCTTTATTGACCGTGGCCATCGTGCCTGGATGCTTTGCATGAGGCGCCCAACTCCTCTTAAAAAAGAAGCAGGGCTAACTAGAAAAGAAATTAAGAATCGCATAAAAGCAATCAAAGAATTAAATGGGTGCGTAGATTGCGGAGCAAAGAACCACATTGTTTTAGATTTTGACCACATTAAAGAAAAAAAGTACAATGTGTCAAGAATGGTTCATGATGGTTTTTCATGGGAAGCCATCAAAAAAGAAATAGCCAAGTGTGAAATTGTTTGCGCAAACTGTCATAGAATAAGAACTTATAAAAGATTTACAGATAACAAACCCTCGTAGCTCAGTGGATAGAGCGTTGGACTTCTAAGCCAAGCGTCACTGGTTCGATCCCAGTCGGGGGTGCGTCTAAAGGCAATTTATACTTAACTCCCCCTATACTGTAGTAATGTTCAAAGACACATACAAAGGCGTTCCAACCCATATTCAAGATTGTATGGAGTTGTATATAGATAAGAACGACCACTACCACAGTGTCAATCACAAGCGTAGATTTGCAAGAACTATCCAACTTATCCTTGACCAATCGCCATACGGAAGTCTTCTTGAAATTGGGACTAGCAATCTTCTTCCTATGTGCCTAACAGTCCTTGCCCCCAACATTAAAGTAACCGTTACTGATTTTAATCTCACCAATCCAGAGACAAGCAAACTAGAAATAACTTTAGGACTTCATACCCAGAAGTTCCCCTGTTACTCCGTTGACTTGGAAAAAACCCCACTTCCAGCTGATGACGAAAGTTTTGACTATGTTGTTTGTAGTGAAGTTATTGAGCATATGGAAATTGACCCTATGTTTATGCTTTCCGAGATTAACCGTGTATTAAAGCCAGGAGGAGTCCTCATCCTCTCCACACCTAATGCGGTCAGCACTCACAGCATTACAAAGATGGTTAACGGAATAGAGCCATACTTTTACATGCAGTACAACAAAAACGGTGATTACCACCGCCATAACTATGAATACAGTGTTCACACTCTTTCTCGAGTTCTTAAGTCAGCAGGTTTTAATGGGACAATTTGGACAGAAGATACTTTTGAAGACCCAGTTCCAACAGTTGTAGAGAGACTTAACGAAGCAGGATTTAACATTAATAATGTTGGAGATAATATTTTTACTGTTGCTAAAAAAGAAGGACCAGTAGTAGATAGATACCCTAAGGAAATTTATGTCTAAAAAATACGACTACCAACCAAGAGAGATAGATGTTCCTCTTATTACCGAACTTGGTGGGAAGACTCATCAGATTCGTAGATTAGTTAATCCAGATGACCAACTCTGGTCTGCCACAAATCCTTCCATAGGTGTATCTTCTAAAGGCAAATATGCTGTAATGATTCGTTCTAGTAATTATGTAATTATGCCTACTGGAGAGTATCGCGTAACAACTAATGGAACGATTCGTGCGAATATTTGGTTTGCCGAACTTGATAAAGAGTTCAACATAAAAGAACTTAAACAAGTAGATGTATCTGATTTAGGTGTAGATATAACTAGAGGTCTTGAAGACCCTAAATTATTTTGGCGTGATGGTTCATGGCACTTCACTTGTGTAACCATGGAGAAAGGTCACACACCTGTTGCTCGAATGGCTACTTGTCGACTAGATACAAAAAAGATGAAAGCCGTTGACTTTGTTAAATACGCAGGAATAGACCCTAAGCGTCCAGAGAAAAATTGGGCAGTGCCTTATGAAACTAATCCTAATTTTGATTTTATCTACGGCCCGAACGCAACTATAAAAGATAATGTCTTGACTACTCATATGACGGAAAACGAAAACATCTCTGCTCTTAGAGGTAACAGCAATCTTGTTAAGTTATATGACGGTACATATATAGGAGTTGTTCATAGGATGTTTGGAAAAGCAGAAGCAGTATGGGTTCCACAGACTTTTGGAACAGTTAATTCGTATATCAGAAGGTATGTACACTACTTTGTTCAGTATGACAACTATGGAAAGATTATTGCTATATCTAAAGGATTTAACTTTTTTCATAGCGGTGTGGAGTTTGCGGCTGGTCTTGTAGAGCATAAAGATAACTTCTTAATCTCTTGGGGAAAGAAAGACATCTCATCTCACATTGCGTCTATCCCTAGGTCAACAGTTCTCAAATCACTGATGCCAATCGAGTATTAGAATTAGGTTATGAGCGAAGTAGTTTTAGACACTGACACACACCTCGAAATTGACAGCGGTGATCATGACCGCTTCGCTCACTATGTTGAAAAATCCGAGGCAGTAAGGTCGATGGTTGAGGGAACTCCTACAGTTGCGTTGTGTGGCAAAGTGTGGATTCCATCCCGTGACCCAGAGAAGTTTCCACTCTGTCCAGCCTGCAAAGAACTCTACGCACACTTAGGAGACGCTGATGGTAATGACTGATTCAGTAGAAAGAACTCTTACTGCCAGTGACCGTTGCGATGTCTGTAATGCTCAGGCTTACTACGAGGTTAAGTTAGAAACAGGAGAGTTGTTCTTCTGTCGTCATCACTTCTCTAAAAACGAAGAAGCTTTAATTAATGTTGCTATTGACATCTATGACGAGTCTGATGTTCTTACAGAACCGAAGCGTCCTGCTTTGGATACGGAATAACTTTATATCTAAGTTTTGCCAGTAATTGCTTCTTTCTTGTCCTACTGCAGTTAAAGTAAATGTAGCGATGCTTACGAGGACGCTCTACAAAAGTTACGTTCTCTGCTCCAAACTTCTCAATAACTTGTGCGTTGGTGAGTCCATTAGCATAAGTAGCGTGATGCATGTTTTCTTTGCCAACTACTTTAGGGTCTTTAAACTTTGCTGACAGCCCCGTGTATAAAAAGTTAGCAGCCTGATAAATAATTCCTACATGCTTTTGCGAAGAGTCCGCGAATGAAACAATAATTTCTCTATCAAGAAGTTTCATAGTATTTGCAACTAAATAACTCTCACCGTTCTTAGGTACACGGTCATCTACCCAGAGTCTGTTTAACTCATAAACATTTTTTGCTTCTTCTGGTCCACAAATTCCCTTTAGCAAAGTTGATGATGGGCTAACCCCATAAGTTACAACTCCAACAATTTCCAAATCAGCTTTACAAACCAAACCGAAAGCATGGCTGACAGGGCACTTACGGCGAAGATAGTGGCGCTCAGTAACAATATCCATCGCTTCTTTATAGGAGATTTTTCGTATCTCATACTCGTCCTTAAGCGTCATCTCTTCTCCAGTGAATAAATGACTTTATGTAAACTGCAGCATAGGCAATGGCGGAAAAGATAAAACCGTATTGCTTTGTTATTAATGCGTAGGTAATCCATAAAACTTCATTGGCACAGAGAATTAACCAACCCCAAATTGTCTTGCGACCTACGAAGTAGATACCTGCTACTCCAATTACTGCCAGTACCCATGACCACATACCTCACCCAAGTCTTCCTAATAGCCATAAGAATATATAAATAATCACTGCACGAATTAGTATGCGTAAAGCAGCTTTACTCATATATAAACAATACCAGTAGTAGTCAACTATATACATGTTACTAAATAATAACCAAATAGTCAGGAAGGTATCCTAGTTTGCATTACTTGTAAAGCATCGCTACTCTTAAGACATGACAACATCACATTACGAAAGGACACTGATGACAACATCAGAATATGTAAAAGTAAACCACCAACTCCCACAGGATGTTTTGGAGGCTTTTACAAAGATTGGAACAGATACGCTACAGCGCAATGCTTATATTCGTATGCTGCGAAGTAACCATTGGAGTCTGCAGTCGATTGCTGACGCAGCAGGTGGAATGACCCGCGAGCGCGTTCGACAGATTGTAGAAGGTTCATATGTTGGTTCAGATACTTTGAGCGCTCTTGCAGGAAGTCTTTCGTTCCCAACTCCGACTCCACCACTTAAGGCAGTCAAGCAACCTAAGGTTTACATAGAGCCGTCTGAAGAGACCCTTGCACGGCTTCTAGAGTTACAACCACTTGCTCAGCAAGTCCGTTCACACTCACCACGTTACCGACAAGAAGCAGAGGAATACACCGCTCTTCTTAATCATGTATACAAGGTTGAAGGAGTGAGCCTATATAGACTTGCAAAGCGTCTAGGTGTGACTCACGGTTCACTTAGGTTTCGTATGGCTCGCTATGGATATTTAACTACCCATAACTCGAATAGCAGTTGCTACAGACCTATCCTCGAGAAGAATCGATACACACTGCAGTCATAATTAATTAGCAGAAAGAGAGCCAGTCCTGTACTCACAGGGCTGGCTTTCTGCTTTTAAAATCACTAAAACTCAACTCCTGTAGACTAATGAAGTGAAAAGGGAAAGACTTGATATCAACGTACTTAGACAGGCTCAGCAGAACCTAGAGAGCCTAGCAAAACTAGAACTTCAAGAAATGCTACAAAAACTTGACGAAGAAACTGAAAACGCAGAAAACCCAATACAAAAGGATGTTTAAGAATAAAATGAAAAAACTACTTACAGCTTTAGTAATTGCTGGTCTAACAATAACTCCAGCAAACGCGGCTGAAAAACCAAAGACTTTTGCATCCGTTGACGCAGCAATTAAAGTTCTTAAAGTTGCTCCAGATATTCGTGAAGGGTACGCACGCTCACAGTTTAAGCATTGGTCTGACTTAGATAAGAATGGCTGCAACACTCGTAATGATGTAATCATTGCTGAAGCATTAACAAAGCCAACAGTTGATAAAGGCTGCAAGATTGTTAAAGATACTGGCAAGTGGTACAGCCCGTATGACAACACAACAATTACAAATTTCTCTGCTCTTGATGTTGACCACTTTGTTCCATTAGCAGAGGCTTGGGACTCAGGAGCAAAAGCGTGGGACGCAGCAAAGCGTGAGGTTTACGCAAACGATATGGGAGATGCAATTTCTCTTATTGCAGTAAGTGCTGGTTCAAATCGCTCTAAATCTGACCAAGACCCAGCGGAGTGGTTGCCAACAAATGCTGCTTACCATTGTGACTATGTACGCCAATGGGTTCAGGTAAAGGTTCGTTGGTCACTTACAGTTGACGACAAAGAACTTAAGGTTCTTAAAGATGTTACTTTAAAGTGTAAGAAAACCAAACTATCAGTTGTCATTGTAAAATAACTCTGTTACTCTGCTCTTTCCGATAGGGGAAGCGATGAGCCTCGCACCTCTCTGTATAAAGTAAGAGGGCGTTAGATACCTATAACAATGGGCAAGGATATACGTAGGAAGCAAGAGAGCCTATGATTGGACTAGCAGGGAGCCTAACTAACGGTTAGGTGGGAAGAAACCTATCCTACGTATATCCGACTTACTCTTCTCCATATTTAGATTTAAAGTATTCCATACCTTGATCTGTTGGTGAAATATGCGCACGAAGTTCTTCATCATATTCAACTTTAATAAGTTCATGTTCAAACAGAACCATTAAATTTTCATTGAGACCATCCATAATTTCGTTATACAAATCTGGCATTAGGTCTTTCATCTTTTCAAAGTTGTAGACATAGGTAACTTCGCCATTCTCATCAAAGCCTTCTTCTTCAAGAATACCAATTTCAATCAGGTAGTCAACAAAGGCATTCTCGTCCTCGAAATCGACATACTCCTCAAAGTCATCCATTCGGTAATAATAAGGGATACACTGCGGGTATGAGTTACTCCAGAATGTTTACAGATGATGTTTATGTCTACGCCACAACTAACGGTGTTATCTGCTCTCAATGTTATTTCTGCGATGATTTAGAGCCTTACTACCTTGCAGAGTCCACACAAGAAATGATTGACCACCTCAAGGCACATCTCAAGATTGGTCACTCTTTCCCAGCGACCATCTTTGACGAACTGCTCGCAGACGACGCAGAGAACTACCCAAACAACCTCCCCCCACAATCCCCCCTAACCCCCTAAACCCTTCCGCTTCCTCCTCTAATAAAGGAACGAGAGCGCAGAGAATTGAACTTTCTATTGTATATATGTAAAGTTTTTACACACAAAGGAGATTGAAGTGAGTACAAATCAATTTACTCTTTATCATGGAGATTGTTACGAAGTAATGAAATCCATGCCAGATAACTCAGTAGACTCAATTGTTACTGACCCACCTTATGAATTAGGTTTTATGGGTAAATCCTGGGACTCAACAGGTATTGCTTACTCAACTGAAATGTGGACTGAAGCATTACGCGTACTCAAAACAGGAGGGCATCTAATAGCCTTCTCTGGCTCACGCACCTATCATCGAATGGCAGTTGCCATTGAAGATGCAGGTTTTCAAATCCGCGACCAGATTATGTGGGTATATGGCTCAGGGTTTCCTAAGTCGCACAATCTTAAAGATGAATGGCAAGGGTGGGGTACTGCTTTAAAGCCGGCGCACGAACCAATAGTTTTAGCACGCAAACCTTTTATTGGAACTGTTGCTAACAATATTTCAATCTATGGAGTTGGCGCAATTAACATTGACGCTAGTCGAATAGATATTGCTGAAGGTGATGAACCTAGCGCTGGAAGTAGAACAGCAACATTCGGAACACAAGAAACAGTATCTGGTGGTGATGGCTCAGGTGGATGGGAACCTGCTAGTGGTCGATGGCCAGCAAACTTCATCCACGATGGCAGTGAAGAAGTTACTGACTTACTAGGTGAGCCAGCACGATTCTTTTATTGCCCCAAAGCAAACAAGAAAGATCGCAATGATGGGCTTGAAGGATTTGCAGGTAAAGAGATAGGAGCAAAAGGCAATGGCTTAGCTCGACAATGCGCGACCTGCGGAGCATCAGTTCTTGGTGGTTGCGAATGCGCTGATAGAACATATGTAAACCCAACTCGCGCTAACCATCACCCAACAGTTAAACCAACATCTTTGATGCAATACCTAGTCAAACTTGTCACTCCCCCAAACGGAACTGTTCTTGACCCTTTTCTAGGTTCTGGCTCAACTGGCAAAGCCTGTATGTATGAAGGGTTCAATTTTGTTGGAATTGAATTGACTGAGGAATACCTCCCGATTGCTAAAGCAAGAATTGAATTTGCTCAGAAAGACAAGGAACTAAAGTGACAGAAGAAATCACAGTCAAATGCTCACTATGTAAAGAGCCAACTCCAGAGTCAGAAGCGATAGAGATTGGTTCTCGCTGGGTCTGTGGAATGTGTTATGACGACCTGTAAAGCCCCCCAAACCTCCCAACCTAACCTTCCCCACCCCTAAACCCCTCTCTGCTCCGATTCGGCTTATAACGGAACGAGAGCGCAAAAAAACGAGTTTCTCATTGTATAGATGTGCTATACTTTTTCTACATTCAATGCACACTATGAACAGGAGAAACAAATGGATACTGTCCACCTTTTTAATTATGAAATCGAAAACTCCGAGTCTATTCATTTCGGAAAATGGTACTGGGGAATTATTTTAGAAGATTCTAGAACTATTTACCTTAATGCCGACAAAATGGTTATTACTGACACAGGTGACTTAATTGCTATATCTACTACAAGACAAAAGTCACTTTACCCTGGAATGACAAAGGAGCAAATAGAAGATGCTCGGTATGAAAAAGAGCCTAGATTAGAGCCCCACCCTATATTGGCTTTAGCCAACGGAC